GTACAAACGAGTGAGACTCAAGATACAATGTATCTATGCGAGATTCAAGAGCTGGTCAGGCCCTGTGGCAGATATGGTCTGGTAACGGTTACACTGCCTCTACCTCTCCTTTAGTTGTATTTGGCACACAAGGTGATGTAGATGTAGAAAACGAAGTAGTTCGTCGTGCCTTAGCCTCTGCTATACAAAGAGAAGGTATTGTTTTTACATTAGGAAATGGTTTTAGATCTATTGACGATGGGCATATAGTTAAAGGCTATGTTGGTTTTGTTGATGGTGATCTAGAGTTTACTAAATGTAATGAGAGTGGAGAGACAGAGTACGGAGATCAGGTTGAGGTTGCAGTTCCGTACACTTGGATAGAACTTAGCTGATACAGAAAATGAGTCGAGTATCCGACTTAAGCTGGCAAAAGGAAGCTATTTGCGCGCTTAAGGAAAATGAAGGTTTACGTGATTTTTTCTTTTCAACAGAGCCAACAGAAAAATATCAAGCAAAAAATCTTTGCTTTCTTTGTCCTGCAAGAAAAGACTGTCTCAAGTGGGCACTAGAACATCGACAGATCTGGGGAATCTGGGGAGGAAAAGATGAAGGTGAAATTCGTCGCGCGCTTAGCGTTTCATGGAGTGGTCAGGAATCCCGTCGTCAACGATACCCTCAATGTCCTTATTGCACAGCTCGTCCTAATAAGCTAGAGACGCTAGTTGTTGATACGCCTAACGGCGGACGTTGGGCAACAATGAGACTAGTTCACTGCACTGCGTGTGATTTTACCTGGCGCTCACGAACGAGTGCAAACGCAGTAGACGCGTATCACGTTGAGCGTAATGAAAAACTAGAACGTCAAGCTCGTGATAAGGCTAAGAAGAAAGCTCGCCTAGAGAAGAAACGTAAAAAGAAAGATTTGAAGAAAGCCTAGTTTTTTCCTCAGGTGGACATAGGTCAACTGCCTTTTGTCCGTGTTCAACAGCGGTAGCAAAATCCTTTAGATGATACGCTGCTATTGCAAGCATGTCGTGTGGAGTATGACCCCAAGACTCAGCCTCATTGAGATACTCTAACGGTCTTTCTTTTATCTCGAGAGCCTTTACAGCAGAGTCATAGCACTTTTGCCAATCATTTTTTTCGTAGTAATACTTTGCAAGATCAACGTAAGGTTCACGTCGTCCAGGAGATTCCTCGGCAGCGCGATTCGCCCAGTACTCTGTTTTATCTTTTTCAAGCTTACCGAGGTAGCGCATTGACGCGGCGCGCTCTGGCGGCCACACTGCTCTTGGCAACGCGAGATGACGCTTAAATTCTTGTATTGCTTCCTCATTGTGCCCGTAGAAGTAAAGTTCTCGTGCGTAGTAAAACGCGTTGCGGTCATCAGTTAGATCCTCCTGGACTGCAAACTTTAATAATGGAAGATACTGTGAGCGTGGTTTTGTGTTATCAGCGTGATGATGAATCTTTAATCCTGTCCAGCCTTGTGTTTCTTCTGTGTCACCGTATGTCATAAGAACCTCATGAACTGGGTGCTTCCAACGATACCCGAAACGCTTATGAATCTTGTCTCCACCGTAGATTAAGCCAGGCGTCCCATCATTGTTCCATGACCATGTGTATTCGTAACGCGGACGAGTCCAACCTTGCTCATGCGCCTTCTCGAGCTCCTTACGCCAACCTGGAAGAAGTACTTCGTCCATGTCTAACGCAATACAGTAGTCTACGTCAGCGGGTAACGCAGCAAGAGACGCGTTGCGTCCCATATCAAATCTCCACGGCTTTACTACAACGTTAACAACGTTTATTCCAAGTTCCTTGGCAGCCTCGATGGTTCCATCAGTTGAGCCAGTGTCTGCAATTAAAAGGTAGTCTGCCTCCTTTGCAGAGTCGTACCACGGTTGAACAAACTGTAGTTCGTTAAGCGCGATTGTGTAAATTGCTACCTTCATGTTTATAAGGCACCTTTCTTCGTTTCGTTGTAGTGTCTTTTCTATGTATAGATATTATCATAAAAGGACAAAAAATGCCTATTTATACTACCTAAAATTAGGTTAATTTAATAAGGAGTTGCTCCGCTAAAACTAGCATTTGCAGCTCCTGACCAAAAACCACCGCTTGATCCATCAAAATAGGATCCTAAAGTATTTGACTTTTCTACCATGACAGAGTCCACATAGAAAATCTCGCCAGACACGGTTGAGCTTGTTACAACTCTAATAACCAGAAAATTAGCCGAGGCATTCTTTGTAACAGCACCGCTCAGTCTTACCCAGTTTCCCGTATATGACAAGCTTTGAGTGGCAAAGTTTCCAGCAGCTACTGTTCCAGCAGAACCCTGTTCTTCATATTGAAGTTGCCTTAAAAAGTAATTTGCGGTGCTGTTACCGCTTGCCAGTTTTACATACGCGCTTACGTAGTATGTTCCTTCTCCAGCTACTAAAGGAATAAAATCATAAGCAGCAGCAGAACCAGAAGCGTTAGTTACCGATAAAGATGCTGCCCCTGTATTAAATTCAGATGTTGTTCTAGCAAGAGTTGCTGAAGCAACGCTTGACCAACCAGTAGTATTTACCTCAAAGGAAGGATTGGATACATAGTTAACCCTATATCCAAGAGCCCTTGGTTCGGCGTTGTTTTTTAAGAATCCAGCACTACCTGCTATACCTAAGGTTAATGGCATCTTTACTCCTAATTATGTAAGGGCTACGTCGCCGGCGAGGACCCATTCATTTTCTGCAATTTTAATTATTGAGGCTGATGAGTACGTTGCTCTTAGCTTAGGAGTTGGAGTTGCTCTTAAGGTTACTCCAGTATCTCCGGTGACAGTTACCTGTCCAGCTCCGTATTGCATGATGTCAATTCTTTGCCCGATGCTAAAGGCATGAGCTGCATTTGTAGGAATGATTATGGACATTGAAGTTCCTTTTGTGCATCGAATAAGTTTTCCAGCATCAGCTAAAACAAGTGTGTACGTGTCAGATTTAACTTCAATTGTTTGAGCTGTGTCCCAAACTCCTTGCGCGCCAGTTGGTCCTGTTGGTCCAGTTACTCCTGGACCAGTTGGTCCTGTTGGACCAGTTACACCTTGCGCACCAGTTGGACCAGTAACTGTTGAGGCAGAACCTGTTGCACCTGTTGCACCAGTTGGACCTGTTGGACCGGTCGCTCCAGTTGGACCTGTTGGTCCACCTTCTGGTCCTGTTGGTCCTGTCGGGCCAGTGACTGTTGAGGCAGCACCAGTTGCACCTGTTGCACCTTGCGGACCAGTTGGCCCAATTGGTCCGACGAAAGGTCCAGCGTTATACCACTCGGAGTTTTGCTCGTTCCAAACGTAAAGGTCGTTTGCAACTATGTATGCATCGCCCACGTTTCCAGTTGGGTCATTAGTTGTCAGATCATTCAAAGTCGCGTATGAGCCGAGAACACTTACTCCTGACCCTGTCTGCCCTGTTGGTCCTGTTACACCTTGAATACCTTGAACACCTTGAGGTCCTGTTGGTCCTGTTGGCGCAATGGTTGAAACTGTACTAAAGCCTGCTCCAGTGTAAAGCCCTACTGCGTTAGTAGTACTATTAACCCAGATGTCTCCAACCTGCGGTGATCCTGGTTGGGTAGACTGATAAACAATGTTTGCGCGTCCAGTGGACTCATATGCGGCGGTAGCAGAGAATGTTGCGTTTGCGGTAGTAGATCTAACCCAGATCTTATCTCCAACATCAAGTGCAAATCTAAACGACTCGAAGGACTGTCCTTCTGTGACAGTTAGACCGCTTACAATGTAGACGTAATTTAATGGGTTTCCTGGAGTAGCGACTGGCTCAATGTAGATAGTCGCATTGAGATCAACGTTTCCTCTGTTTGCAACAATTACTGACGCAACACAGGTGACGTCGGAGGTTACTAGTGCTTGTGTCGAGTTCGCGGCGGGGGCTAAGACTCCAAGGCGTTTTACTGGCATTTACATCTCCTTTTCTTCCACATCCAGATATGATGTACTGCCATAATAGCCATAAGAACCCACATTAACTGCATCTCTGTAACAGGAAATGACCAATCAGTAGAAGTAACTATTGTATGATTATGGTTATCATGCTTCATTAGTTTCCCCCTCTACTAAAGAAACTTTTCCTTGATAGCAACAGTGATCTGCTCCTTCAAGGGTTTCTACAGCTGTATTGTATACACCTTCAAGAAAATCTTCACGTCCAGTTGCCCATACTACATCTGAAATTAACACCGTCTTGTTCTCAGAAATGTTCTTAATAGTTAGGTTAAGCAGTGGAGTGTTCTCGCTCTCTTCTGCTTTCCATTCAAAGTTGCCTACGGTTTCTAGTATCATATCGCTGAAATGTCCTTAATCGTAATGACTCCAAGCATTCCGCTATGTATTGAGCATTGATAAGCATATGCACCACTTATATTAGCTGGTACTTGCCAGTATAAAGTTCCTGTTACCTTACCTTGAGCGGAAGAACCTGTAGTGACTGTTCCATCGGTAGCCACATGAATTAAACCAGTATCGTAATTTGCTGCACCAGATGCAGTCTTAATTAAAAAAGGATGTCCAGTCACTGCTAAATTAAAAGCAATTGTTGTTCCACTAATTGCATAAATTGTTGGATTGTTCCCACTGTACTGATTGTTAAAAAGATATGCTGAAGAGCCGCTATTCGTTACAGACAATCTAGTAATTGCAGAGTAAGCAACCTCGTCGATAGTAATTGCCGCTGCGGTTGCATCTGTAGTTCCGCTAAATGTTGCAGATCCACTAGCACCAGTTGCGCCTGTTGGACCAGTAGGGCCTGTTACTGTAGAAGCGTTGCCTGTTGGTCCAGTTGGACCGGTTGGACCGGTTGGACCGGTTGGACCAGTGACAGTTGAGGCAGCACCTGTCGCACCTGTTGGACCAGTTGGTCCAGTTGAACCTGTTGCACCAGTTGAAGATGCTGATCCTGCAGCACCAGTTGGGCCGGTGGAGCCAGTTGGGCCTGTCGGTCCAGTTGAACCTGTTGCACCAGTTGAAGATGCTGATCCTTCAGCTCCTGTTGGGCCAGTCGCTCCTGTTGGACCAGTTGGTCCAGTTGAACCTGTTGCACCAGTTGAAGATGCTGATCCTTCAGCACCAGTTGGGCCGGTGGAGCCAGTTGGACCTGTTGGTCCTGTTGCTCCATTACCAGCAACTCCAGACCATCCTGCAGTATTTTTTACTTCTAAATTATCAGTTTCTGTATTAAATCTTACATAACCAATCTCTGCTGAACCAGGGCGTTGCGCGGTAGTTCCAGACTCAAGATACAGCGTGTTGTTGTCACCGCGGATTACCTTATTTGTAAATGTTTGAGCTAGATTTTCAGAAAGAACGCTGTCTTCCTGTGGTATTCCATTACAAGAAAATGATGCTTGTGCAGTAGTTGAAAGCACATAGATCGTGTCCCCTGCGTTTACCGCAAAACGAAATGTCTCAAACGCCTGTCCTATAGAAATTTGTAGATTTGAGCACATATAAACGTACTGTGCCTGCACAGTTGCGTTTGCTGGAACTATCCATATTGTTACCTTTGTTAAAGGTGTAGCAGTCGTTGCCTTATTTGCAACAACAACAGAAACAAGATGTGCTCCTTGAAAGGTCGCAAGTACTGCGTTGGTGTTTGCAGCAGGGTTGACGAGCCCGAGTCGTGTTATCGGCATGTGTCTTCCCTCCTATGCTTGCGCTTCAGACCATGAAAGTTTGGCTGATGATAGTGTAGAGTTTCCTGTAAGACGTGCAACTGCAATAGTAATAATATCAGGGCCGTCTGGGAAAATGCTGTCTCCACCAAGAATAGAGTTTGACATCTCAAAGAGACTGCTAACGTCTACTGTTGTTGTTCCTTCAGATCCGCCACCGCCACCTTCTCCACGGAAGTTGTAGATCTGAACTCCACCGGACACTGTATCAGCCGCGGTGTGCTCAACGATTTGAGTAAGTGAAGGCGCGTCTACACCAACAAAGTTCAAGTTGTTGAGACGTGGGTTTAGAAGAACCTTAACGTCAATCAACTGTGTTGATGAGGTAGCAATTTCCGCGAGTCGTAACTGCATGCGGTTGATAACGTCTCGATCTCCAAGTTTTCCTGTTAGACCTGACGATACCGATGGGCTTAAACGAAGTGAGATAAGAGGCTGGTAGTTTGGACCAGAGGTGTTGTTGAGTGAGCCGTCTGGGTACAGGAAGTACGTAAACTGTGTGTTTCCTTGGCCAGTGAAGTCAATAACTTCTGAGACAATTGAGCCAGACTCAACTAAGATTGTTTGGTTGGTACCTACTGACGGATAAGTAAACGTGTTAGTTCCAGTTACAGTAACTGTGAACGCTCCGTTAGCTACACCGGTTGGAGAAGTTACTGGCTGGCTCATATTTAGAGTTGTATTTGCTACTCCGTAGACTCCAACGTACATACCAGTTGACAGGTTGTGCGGCGCTACAGTTGTAACTGTCATAACGTTAGATGTTCTTGCAAATGATGCACCAGTGCTAATTGTAGCTGTAAGAGGTGCTAGGTGCAGCAAGTTTGTAGAATTTACGATGGTTTTGTATCGTGCACCGTTTGTTAAGTTTGCAAGAGTGTTAGATCCAACAACTCGGGTTGGAGGGTTTTGCAGGTCTGATCCTCGTAGGCCGTTTGATCCAATAGACTCGAACTGAAGAATATCTCCGCTTCTAAATCCGTGAGTTTGTACAGTCATTAGATCAGTCGTTAGGTTGATACCTGTTGACGCGAATGACTTTGCAGTAGTTCCTCGAATGTCCAAGGTCTGGCTGTTTTGTGTAAACAAATACGCGTTATCGTCGTCAAAGCGGCCGTCCATCATTACCGAGGTGCCCCAGTGGAACAGGAACGGAATGTATGTAGGGTTTTGGTAGGTAACTACCTCGTAGCGTGCTGGAAGGTTACCAGAACGTAGATATGACTCAAACAGGTTGTTGTTGTGAACGAACTCGTGAACGTAGCGAACCTGTCCGTCGGTTGTCTTAAACCCAAAACGAATCTTTCCAGCGCCGTACCAAGAGTAGTCGATGTAAGCCATCTGAATTCTTGAAAGATCAAGGTTGTAGCCTGTTACGCCTGTTCCATTGCAAGGGTCAATTGACCAGTTTTGTTGAGCAACCTTTGTGTCAACTGTCTTTGTGATAATGATGCCTGACTTAGCAGGTGTAAATGAGTGAATCGTAGTTGTTCCGACGCTTGAAAGGTTTACAAAACCTTCAGCGCCTGGAGCTGACTTTAGCTTAAACGTGTTTCCTGTTAGTAGGCTGATGTAGTATGTTCTACCGTTTACAAGACCACCGATAGGCTCGCCGTCGATTGAGTTGTAGACAACTGGGAGAAGATCACTGAATCCGTGACCAATAATCGTAAAGACGTCTGTTGATGTGTTTACGACTGTTGCTGGGTTAAACTCTTTCTCTGTTCCAGATGATCCCTTGTACTCTGGGCGAACTGACATTCGAGTGTTTGAGTCGATCTGCGTAATACGGTAGCTTTGGCCGCGCATAACAACGAAGTCGCCAACGACGAGCTGTGCCTGGAAACTTGTGCCAGTTCCGAATACAAGCTCTGAACCTTGCAGTGCGGCAGCCGTTCCAGCAAGTTGTTGAGTTGATGAACGACGCACCGCATATAGATTTTGGCCATCAAACTCAAAGAACATACCGTTTTGGAAGTCGTACATACCAGTACGAACAGCTCCACCAGACCACTCGCGGACATAGAACTGAGGGAATCCGTATGCGCGGTTTTCTGTGATTGTACCGGCTGCTCTGGTAATTGTAAACGTTGTTAGGTTTGTTACTGTTACCTGGAATTCACCGTTGTAGACTTGGCTTGTTACACCTTGCGAGTCCTTTGCCTCGGAGATGACAACAAATAGGTCATTGACAAGTCCGTGTGGACGACGAGTCCTACATGTGATTACAGTGCTGCTAGTTTGAGTCATGCTTTCAAGGTCAATTGATGGCTTAAAGTTGATACCGCAGGAGGTCTGTAAACCTTTACCTGACTGATAGCGGAAGTATTTACGTGTTTGTCGAACAATAGAACCGAATGATGTACCGCTACCAACAGACATCTCAACGCCACCATCAAATGGACGGTGTAAAGAGTATCCTTCAGGGCGAACATAGATAAACGTTGGGTATGAGTATGATATTGCTGTGTACGCGCTTGAGTAAGGGCGATCTACGGAGATCTGCGTGTCAGAGCCAATCGCAGTGATACGACGAATAATTGGGCCAACTGAGGTTGTCTTTGTTAGCGTAAACGCAGATCCAGTTCCAGTGGTGCTAAAGTCTGCAGGGCTTGTATTAGTTGTAGCGTCAGCTGCTGATCCGTGAAGGGTGATCTGAGTATCACTAATTTTACGAACAAAGTAGTAGTAAGCATCAACTAGTGGGCTGGGCGCTACACCACCGTTTGCGGCAAACTTTACTGTGTCACCAGTTTCAAAGTTGTGTGTGCGTGTGATGCGGTTAGTTGACGTGTCAACGTTGACTGCTGCAAATTTTGTTTGATCTGCAACCAGTGTAAACGCTGTTCCAGTTCCAGCAGCTGTTATGTCAACAGTGCTTGTATTTGCGGTAGCGTCAGCCTCTGTTGGGTGTAAGGTTAATGTTGTTGAACTTACTCTACGAACAAAGTAAGAGTCTCCATTGGTTAGGCCTGTTGGAGAGGTTCCTCCTCCGTTACTAAAGGTTACCTGTGTTCCTGTAGAGAAATTGTGCGCCTTTGTAATTACCTCTGTAGAGGTGTTGATATCTGCCGCCGCAAATATGATGCTCAGGTTTACTGTGTTGGCGTTTAATGAAAACGCTGTGCCAGTTCCAGTTGTTGTTATATCAACCAGGTTTGTGTTTGCTATCGCGTCCGCGACAGTTGTGTGAAGAGAAATGGTTGTTGATGACGCTGCTCTTACAAAGTAGGTTGTACCTTCTACTAAAGGAGCAGGCGCTGTTCCGCCTCCTGCGGAGAACACCACGGCCTGCCCTGTTGGTAAGGTGTGCGTTTTTGTAATTAAATTTGTTGAAATGTTAACATCTGCCGCCGCAAATGTAAAAGCGCCGTGCGTTTTAGTTACGTTTGGCGGGAAGATACGGAAGCGATCTCCTACCTTAAGAATCTTTGTGAACTGTGTACCAACTCCTGATACAAGAACTGATCCAGAGGCAATGGTGATGTTTCCTGCACCTGTCACGTTTCCGTTGATCTGGGTTGAGGTAAATGAGTGCCCTACGCCTGTTCCGTAGTCTGTTACTGTAAGAACTACACCAGATGCGGCATTTTCTGCGGTGCTTGCAAGGCGAAGGTAGTCTCTGTTAATCGCAACAACATAGTAGTCGGTTAGATTTGTTAATCCACCAATTGCTGTTGCCGCTGCTCCAATGTCGTAAGCCACCTTTGTTCCAGTGATAAAACCGTGTGATGGGATATAGAAAGCGTTTTGTACTACATCAATGGCTGTTCTAGGGTTGAAAGTTTTTTCAATTTCTGGAACTTGGCCTCGTGCTGTAACGGTAAACGTGTTTGGAGCGCCTCCCGGTAGGCTTGCAATGTTATAGATACCGTCTGGAGTCTTGCTTAGTGACTGCAAAGCGTGTCGTCCGACACCGACTGGTGTATCGGTAATGTTAACAGCAGTACTTGCGACCGCATCTTCTGGTGTTAACGCAAGCTTAATGTTGTCCTGATCTAAAAAGATCACGTAGTACGGGGTTGCAGTTGTTAGACCATTAACAACAGTCTGGCCTTTTGCATCGTAAAGAACAAGTTCTCCTTGTGTAAAACCGTGATTTGGAAGAGTAATAGTATCGGTTGCATAGTCAAGTGCGGTGATTAGAAGTTGTTGGGTTCCAGTTCCGGCTCCTGTTATGTTTGCAAACGTGGTTAGCGCCGCAGTTGTTGCAAGTTTTACAATGCTGTTGTCAACCTTTTTAATGTAGTAAGTTGTATTGTTAGTTAGACCTGGGATTGTTGTTCCGCCACCGTTTGAGTAGCGAACAGCCTGGCCGTCTACTAAGCCATGGTTGGCAATGTATAAGCTGTCTTCTGCGATGTTTACGGTCGAGAATATGAAGCTGTGCCCTGTTCCAGTTCCAGCTGTTGTAAGGTTAATGTAGCTCGCAGAGTTAAGTGCAAGTTTTAGTCGAATTCTGTTAGCGTCAATTACCTCCTGCACATAATACGTTGAACCAGTTGTAAGAGGCACGATTGATGTTCCGCCACCGTTTGAGTAGATCAAAGGTTGATCTACCTGGAAACCATGGCTACTGATAGTTAAGGTGTCCTCGATGGTGTTAACTACTACGCGGCTAATGGTTGAGCTTGTTGTCGTTTCTCTTGTTGAAGGTACAGTTAGGTTGATTGTCGTGAACGTCGGGCTAGGAGTAGTGCTTAAACGATATGTAAAATTATTTACAGTATTTATATAGTACGTAGTTCCATTTGTAAGGCCAAGAGGTGGTGTCCCATTAAAGCTAAGAATCACCGCCTCACCATTGACAAGGTTATGAACTGCAGGAGAGTGTATTGTGTCGTTTTGTATGTCTAAGTTTATTGGCACAAATGAATGGTATGAGCTACCTGCTGCGGCAATAGAAATCTTGTTTGTCCCGGCCTCTGAATCTGCAGCAGTTGGGTAAACTTCGTTACCAGTTGTAAATGTAGAAATAATAGACATTACAACTGAACCTTCTCCAGTGTTGTATGAAGAAAGATTTGTAATAGCAATACCATTATATGTATTTTGTCCGTCAAATAAACCTGTAGATGTTGCTACGTTAGTCGCAGTCGTTGTGATAAATGATCCACCACCTCCGCCTGACGAAGAACCAGCAGTTGTGCGAGCGCCGCCGCCGCCGGAGTAGCCTCCGCCGCCGCCTGACTGCCCTGCGTTGTTACCGTCTGATTGGCCACCACCACCAAAACCGCCATATCCACCGATACGACCGTTTGTTCCCATGGACAATCCGTCTAGGAATGAACCGCCGCCTTGATCTCCAACAGTTGAAGCTTGACCGCGAGAGTTAAATCCTCCACCGCCACCAGAGCGACCGTTTAAAGCAAGACCGCCAAAGCCTGAAGCACCACCAGCAGCAGCACCGGTAGTAGAAGTTCCGCCAAGGTTTGTTAAAACGCCATCACGTCCAGCAGTGCCGGCAGATTCACCTGAGCCACCACCAGCAATAAACAAAGGCTCGTTACCAGTTTTACGAACAACGAATGTTCCTCCGCCTGATCCGCCCCAAGTGCCACCAGCGTTAGGCGCAGCTCCTACTTGTCCTACAGCAATGGTAATAATTTCACCTTTTGTAAGAGCTACTCTTCCTTTAACAACTGCGCCTCTGCCAACTCCGCCGGCACCGTCTCCGTTGTAGCCAGAAGCTCCAGCAGCAGTAAACTCATAGATACCAGAAACTGGAACTATCCAGTCTTGGTAACCTTGGAAAGCACCTTGTGTTAAGTATGTTTCGTCCCATGTCGTTGTGTACGTAGAGCGCATCTGTGCTTGAGTAGGCCCTACTCGTCCTGTTTGACCACAAGTGGTAAATGTATGTGTGTTGCTTGCTACTGTGTAAAGAGACTGAGCTCCAGCAAAACTAGATGCAGAAACGTTTTTTAAGAAGTAGGTATTTCCGCTTACAAGTCCGGTAAGAGGAGTGCTAGCGGTAAAGTACTTAACAGCCTGATTTGTTACAGTAGACGCGTCCATGTTCAACGTATTGTTGTAGACTACCGGAGTGTTAAAAGTAATAGTTCCAGCTGCTATGGCAGTAAGATCAATATCAGTGCCTCCGGCTGTTAAGGCAAAGGAAATCTTTTGGTTTCCAGTTCTTTTAATAAAGTACAAAGAGTCAGAAGTAAGCCCGGTTATAGAGCCAACGCCACTTTTATACAAAAAGCCTGTGCCGTTAGTCAATCCTGAGGGAGGTGGAGTTCCGTCCTTATAGTAGATAAAGTTCTCGTCTGTATCAACATTTACTCTTTGAAGTCTATGTTCTCCGGTAGCGCCTACCGCTGAGATGTTAATAGGCATTATTCTCTACCTTTCTGTTTTTATTTCTATAGTCTTTAATTAACATTAGGAAGTCCTATATCTAATTATTACAATTCCTGATCCACCAGCTCCGCCTGGACCAGCTGAGTGACCACCAGCACCACCACCGCCGCCAGAGTTTGCTCCACCAGCTCCGCCAGTATCTGGACGACCGCAATCTTGTCCTCCACCAGGGCCATTTCCACCCGAGTTAATTGCTGAACCACCACCAGAAGACGCAGGGCCCCAGTTAGTAGAACCGCCTCCGCCGCCACCAGCACCGCCGTTGCCACCTCTGACGTTGTTTTGGCACCAGCAAGATCCTCCGCCTCCGCCGCCCCAACGCCAGTTATTTCCATCAAAGTTAATTAGAGCTCCTTGCCCGCCGTCACCGCCGGAAGAGGATGTATTACCTGGGTTAAATCCATTTTGAGCAGAGCCAGCACCACCAGCGCCTGGATAGTTAGGACCATTACCTACGCCGTCTCCGCCTCTAAATCCAGCATAAACTGTTCCAGTAATTCCAGCCGGAAGCGTTGGTGAAACTCCGTTTGCGCCTTGTCCTGGACCTGGACGAGCTCCGTCTGCAGAGCCTCCTCCACCATTTGCGCCTCCTGTGTAATTTACGCTACCAAGGAAACTACCACTAGCAAAACGATTAGGAGCTCCTCCTCCACCAGTTGCACTTATACCGAAAGCAGTAGAGGCTCCACCTCTATTTCCTCCTGTATCAGTACTCTGCTCTCCAGTTCCACCAGCACCACCATTTCCAACAACTACAGAATATGTTTGAGCGGTAACAGGAACGCTTGTTGCAACAATTGCACTGCCGCCGCCGCCGCCGCCAGCAAGAGAGACTCCGCCTCCTCCGCCACCGCCAACAAGAAGAACGTCTACAAGACCAGACCCAGTAACAACAAAGTTGTTGCTGCCTACAGTTGTAAATCTGTGGAAGTTATACGCTACTCCACCGACTGTAGCTGTGTAGGTTAATTGACCACCTGTTGCAGATAGAACTAGCGATGAATTTAAGGTGTAATTATGCGCGTCATACGCAGTAGATACGTAATAAAAGTCCTTTGAATCTTCTCCAGCTGCTACAGTAAATCTTCCTCCGACTGGGTAGGTGTACTTTACTAGATCTCCAGCTGCAAAGTTAGAGTTTCTAACGTGAACAATATCTTTATCTACAGAAATTCCGATTCTTGTAAACTTTTGAGTTCCAGTTCCTCCAGAGATAGAGGTTACTGCTGTTCCTGAAGCTCCAGGTAGATTTTTTAAAGTAAACGAAAAAGTCCCTGTTCCTGTATTAAAAAATGTATCCACAAAATAGGTAGTGTTGTTAGTTAGACCAGAAGCTGCAGCCCCTGTCGTACTGTATCGGATCATAGCGCCTGTGTAGTAGTCCAATGTGTTATTTGCATCTGCGGTTACATTTACTAAAGAACCGCTGTAAGAAACTACAGTACAGACTCTCTCTCCCGTGATTGCGCTAGCTGATCCATCGTTAGCTGCATCAAACTGCACTGCAGTGTCAGCGATTATAGTAACAGTAGATTCAGTTACAGGGTTTATGTTGTTTCCTGCGAATGTACGAGCTTGATTTGCAAGTTGGAATGTTCCCTGCATTGAAGAGACAATGTCAATTGCAGTTCCGTCTGGAGTTGCACTTACTTGAAAGGTAGATGAAAGCGCGGGGTTATTAAGAGCATTTGTTGTTTTCAAGAACACAACTCCGCGAGGATTATCACTAAAGAAGCCTGACGAGGCGGGGGTAGTTAAGTTATAGTAAAGAGGAGTTCCGAGAGGCTGACTAGCAAAAGTTTCTGTGGTATGAGTGACTGAAATCGTGTCATTTGTAGTATTAACACCGCTAATTGTACTTACTACACCACCAACAGTTGAACTGTTAGACCAATCTATATTAAACGTTGAGAGAGTGTTAGATCCGTCAAAGGTCTGTGCGGTTGCTGAGTTTGATGAGTCAAAGGACTTAGCCGCGGTGTTTGATGCCTCAAACTCCTGGGAGATTGTTGAGTTAAGGTTGAGAAAGTAAAACGGAGTGTTAAGACCAAAACCATGAGTTGAGTCAGTTTTTACTGTAAGAGTAGATATCGCCTCGGCGTCTGTAATAATACCTTCAGCATCCGCGATACGGATCTGTGAACCTTGAAAGAACTCGCCCGTAATAATAGAGGAATAAAGATCCTCGATGGCATTGTTGCCTTGCTGGTTGTCCCTACATAGATAGGTAAACGTTGTTTCATTTGGAATCGAGTTGATGATATATGAACCATCTGCGGTGACTGATTTTGTTCCAGTTACGTTGATAGGAATACCAACGGCCAAACCGTGCTCTGTTGCGGTAATTACCGTGATCTCACGGGTACCGTTGTTTGTGGCGATTGACACAATGTTAGGAATTGTTGTGTCGCCGCTCTTAGAAAAGAACGATGGAGTGTTGTTGATGAGCTCAACTGTTTCCCACTTGGTTGGCTGAAGGCCATACTCAAAGTCGGTATCAATGAGGTTTTCAGGTTGGGAAATACGAAGTTTAGTGACCGGATCAATGAACTCCTTTGGGAAAAGGATCTCACCTCCAGTGCCTGAGCTTCCACCTGTGCTACCACCTAGAAAACCTGGCATTACGCAACACCTCTCATACAACTATTGCTTGAGTATACCTTGGCTATTTTATACATGTTATGCACCTAACCACCAGGAAGTGGACACTGCAAACGAGCTAGATCCACCTGTTGGGCCAGTTGCTCCCTGGTTTCCACCTGCTGCTTGAATGAACACTCCGTTGTAGTAAACATACGTTATGCCTGTGTTTATGTCAAACCACGCGTCTCCGTTTACCGATGTTTCAATGTTTGGTTGAGTTGCAGATGCGGTAAACTTACCCACAGGTCCCGTTGAACCAGTCGGACCGGTCGGTCCGGTTACCGTTGAAGCTGCTCCAGTTGGTCCTGTTCCACCCTTTGGACCGGTTGGTCCTGTTGGTCCAGTTACAAACGAAGGTGCGCCCGTTGGGCCTGTTGGTCCTGTTACACCTTGACTACCAGTTGGTCCTTGCGGGCCTGTTACACCTTGAGGACCTTGAGGTCCTGTTGGTCCAGGCTGAGTTGATACCGCACCTGTTGGGCCTGTTGGTCCACCAAAACCTTGTAATCCTTGCGCACCTGTTGCACCTGTTGGGCCTGTTGGTCCTTGAATACCTTGTGGACCCGTTGGTCCTTGAGGAGCTTGACGTTGAACACTCCACTTGGTTCCATCCCAAACCCAGGTGTTACCACCAGCGGTAAAGGTGTCGTTTAGCGAAGGCGAGTTAGGAAAGTCAATTGCTGGCAACGTAGTCTCCCTTCACGTGATGGTTTGTAGCGCTCATTTTACCTTAAATCTTCCTTTACTAGTTAGAACCGAATGGGTTATATCCACTATTGCACTTGTTAACAAATTCCTCAGCCCAGGCGGAGGCAGCATCTTCTGACTCCCAAGGACCGCTTGCATCTATTACTACTCCGTCTTTAAAGATGTTACACATTGGAGGATTACTTAATACCTCATAGGTGTATGCCATGTTTTTCTCCTTTTACTCTAGACTGAAAAACTTATTTTTCCGCTGTCACCGACGGCAACAGATCTTAGATTACTTATGTGAATTCCGTTTATAGATGATGCGCCAAACCCTGATGGGCGAAGTACCCAACCTGATCCGTCAAATGATGTTGCAAGTTTTCCGTCTGCTCCAACTATTACATATACTCCATTTGATGAAAGTGATATAGCGCGAATCTCGGAGCTACCAAAGCTCGAGTTACCTTGAGTCCAGTTGATTCCATCAGCAGATGATGCAATTTTTCCTCCTGCGCCAAACGCGATAAATCTTCCTCCGACTGCTCGAACTCCGTAGATACGGCTAGCTCCAAACGAAGAAGTGCGTTGTGTCCAGGTAAGACCGTTTACAGACGTTGCAAGTTTTCCGTCATCTCCAACTGCTACAAGAGTCCCACCTAAAGCGGCAACTCCGCGAATAAATGATGTTCCAAACGATGATGTTCTTTGAGTCCAGTTAACTCCATTTGCTGAAGTTGCTAACTTTCCATCTCCGCCAACTGCTACATAGATTGGTAGTGACGCAGAGTAGGCTATTCCAAGAATTACACTTGATCCGAATGAAGACGACATTGACGTCCATGAAGACGTTCCGTTTACTGATGTTGAAAGCTTGCCTGTGCTTCCTCCCGCGTAGAAAACTCCGTTTAAGTACTCTACGAAGTAGATAGGGCTACTACCAAATGATGATGTTCTTTGAGTCCAGGTCACACCTTCAGGTGAACTACCAATCTTTCCAGCGTTTCCTACTGCTACGTATGTGGAATTTCCGAAGGCAACTGCGTTTATATTTGTTGTTCCAAATGATGATACTGGTGCAAGCGACCAGGCTACTGGAACGAATGGAAACTCAGGTGTAGAGAACACGGCGTGTTGTGCAATTATCATGTTACACCGTCAAGTTTCCAGATAGCAACCAGTTGTCTGGTCCTAGCTTAATTAGTGATGCAACAGCGTATTGAGCCTTTGTTACTCGCTTGTTTCCTTCGCTATATATTGTTACTCCTGCACCTGCTGTGATGGTACTTTGACCAGCACCAAGTTGAACTATTACTATCTGAGTTCCTGTTGCCATGTTTGTTGTGATGTCAGGTGATACTGTTATTGTGTTTGCAACTGATAAGTTCATCTTCACAAGTGTCCCAGCATCAGCCTCTGTTAATACGCGACTAGCGGTGTATGTAGGGCCTGTTAGTGGAAAGAACGCAGGACCAGTCGGGCCTGTTGGTCCAGTTACTCCTGGACCTGTTGGACCGGTTATACCTTGTGCACCTGTTGGGCCAGTTACCGTTGAGGCTGGACCTGTTGGTCCTTGCGAGCCTGTCGGACCAGTTGGCCCGAGAATGTTTCCAACGTTTGTCCATTGGTTTGTTGCAACTGCCCAGACGTAAAGATCGCCTGCACCAATTACGTATCCTTCTCCACCAACACCGACTGGGTCTGCTGCCTGTAGTTGTCCTAATGTTGCATAGTAACCAAGAATCTTAAGTGCTTCACCTGTCGCACCTGTTGCTCCTGTTGGTCCTGTTACACCTTGAATACCTTGTATTCCTTGTGCGCCTGTTGGTCCTGTTGGGCCTTGAAGGCCTACCTCACCTTGTGGACCAACGATCTGCCCAGCATCACTCCAAGCAGAGCCGGTCCAGATGTAAAGATTTCCGTCTGCTTGAACAATACGACCATCGTTAGCAGTGTTTCCAACTGAAGGAAGATTTCCAACAGTTGCAACGCTTGCCTTCATGTTAATACTTATACCTTGCGGACCAGTTGGTCCTGTTGCACCTGGAATTGTTGAGGCTGCTCCGGTTGGTCCTGTTGGTCCTGTTGCACCAACTTCTCCGCGAAGACCTTGAGGTCCTGTTCCGCCAGTAGCTCCTGTTGCACCTGTTGGTCCTGTTGGACCACCGCTAGGACCTGTCGGTCCTGACGCACCAGTTGGGCCTGTTGCGCCTGTTGGACCAGTTATAGAAGTACCTGCCGGGCCAGTAAAGCCAGTAAATCCTCGTGGGCCAGAAGGACCAGTTGGGCCTGTCGGACCAGTTGAACCTGTCGGACCAAAATCACCTGTTGGACCAGTTTCGCCAACTGCTCCTTGCACACCTGTTGGTCCTGTTGGTCCTTGTAGACCTAAAGGACCTGTTGGTCCTTGTGCGCCTGTTGGACCTTGCGAACCAGTCGCACCAGTTGCGCCTGTTGGGCCAAGATTTCCTGTAGCACCTTGTGGTCCCATTGGGCCAGTGTCACCCATTGGGCCTGTTGGGCCAGTTAAGCCTTGAATTCCCATTGGGCCGGTTGCGCCTGTTGGGCCAAGATCTCCTTGAAGACCAATGTTACTTGAACTAGACTCAACCCAGTAACCGTCGTAGTAGATGTATATCTGTCCATTTTCACTGAAGTACCATGCGTCTCCAACGTCTGGGTTTGATGGAGGTGTTGAAGATGAAATTGCAAAAACACCTTCAGGACCAGTTGAGCCTGTTGGACCAGTTGGACCTTGTGAACCCGTAGGACCTGTTGGTCCTGTTGGTCCAGATGATTGAACAACTACAATGTTCCACTTGGTTCCATCCCACTGCCATGTGGTGGAACCTGAAATAAACTGTTGCGCTACTGTAGGCGAGTTAGGAAAGTCAATTGGCATGTGTTATCTCTCCTATCCTAGAGCAGATTCGTATTGAAAGTGAACAAGGACCTTGTCATTTGTGCCAAACAGGAAAGGAACTGACTCGGTAACTGCCACGCCCTCGTCGTATGCAGAAGCCTGTGAGTGAACATAAAGCTCCATGCGATCTGTAAGGTTATTATTAAAGACTGCAGTACCAAAATACGCGATAGCTGGTCCTTCATCTCGAACCACAACCTGCCCCATTGGTTGAAAGTTTTCGGCAACTCCCGCTGCCGGAAGAGAGAAGCGATATGTTCCACTTCCTCTGTTTGTTGTAGAGCCAAAAAGTAAGCGTATTTCTCCGATTATTGTTGCACCAATGTTTACGTATCGTCCAGTGAGTGAGCCGTTTCCAATTGAAGCTGCTGCACCAGTTGTGTACCAGGTTGGAGTGTAAATTGTCCAAGGAGTAATTGCAAATGAGCCTGTTGGGCCAGTTGCGCCTTGCGAACCTGTTGGGCCAGTTACCGTTGAGGCAGCACCTGTTGGACCTGTTGGGCCTGTTGGACCAAGCGCTGTGCTTACTGGACCAGTTGGTCCCGTTGGTCCTGTTGGACCAACTGCACTTGTGCGAACTAAACGCCAAGAAGAGCCGTTCCATTGATAAGTTTGTCCCGAGTAGATATAGGTCTGCCCGTTAGTTGGCCCTGCTGGAAAATCTATTGGCATTATCTATCTCCTCTCTTATGCCTGACTTATGTATGAACCGGATATAAAGATCTGTGAAGTTACGTCTAATGTAACTGGTGCAGACGCAGTTACCGCTGTTAGAACTCCATTTGTTCCTGGATAATAGAGACCCATTATTGAAGAGCCGCTATCGACCTTCGCATACACAACGTGTTGTCCTCCACCGTCATTTATAAAACCTGTGAACACGTTTCTTGTGTCATCAGGAGCAACTGGTAAGGTTATCGTATACTGCGTTGATCCAAAGTTTGTGACGTTAACACAGTCGACTAGGGCTTCAAAGTGAACAAATCTTGTGCCTTGTACATACAACCCAGTAGCAACTGAACCTGTTGCAGTAAAACCTGTTGCAGTAAACGTTGGTGTATAGGCTGTTGGTGTAAGATCTGTTGCGCCTGTTGGTCCTGTAGCTCCTGTTGCGCCAGTTGGACCAGTAGCTCCTGTTGCACCTGCGCCAGTTGGTCCTGTTGGACCTGTGTCACCTTGTGCACCGGTTGGACCAGTTGCGCCAATTGGACCAATTTTGTCTACTACGTCAATTTGACCAAGTAACGCTGGGTTGTCAGTTGACTGATAGTAGACAACGTTTGGTGCGTTAAACGGTACAAAATACTCAATTAAAGTGTTACCTGATGTGCTATCACGTCCAACAGTTGGACTGTTGTTTGTTGTTCCTGGAACAGTTGCAGTGCTGGCTGGTGCAAGACGAATTGCAAATGAACGATCTGCTGTAACAGCACTAACATCAAAATAGTGTTTCTCACCGCGAATAACTGTTATGCTAGGGTTATCTCCTACAAATCCAGCGATAAGATACTCTGATGATGTGTTTGTTACAGTGTAGACAAGACCGCCGTCTGTTCCACGCGGACCTGTTGCTCCTGTTGGACCAGTGACTGTTGAGGCAGCACCTGTTGGACCAGTTACACTTGCGCCTGTTGGGCCTGTTGCTCCTGTTGGGCCAGTAATACCAGGTGCACCTGTTGGACCAGTTGCACCTGCAGCGCCTGCAGCGCCATTTTGCCCTGTTGGGCCTGTTGGGCCAACTAGCGCTCCAGCATCAACCCAGCCCTGACCTGTTGTGTAAACAAAAACTGTGTCTTCAGAAACAATGATCCATGCGTCGCCAACTGCGCCTACTGCAGCGCCTGCGGCTGCTGCGAAGGCAGCGTAGTTCTGGTATGAACCTTTAATAGTAATTGACTGACCAACGGCGCCAGTTGCGCCTGTTGGACCGGTAGGGCCAGTGACTGTTGAGGCTGCGCCTGTTGGACCTGTAGTACCTGGTGTTCCAGTTGCACCTGTTGCTCCTGTTGGACCTGTTATACCTTGTGCACCTGTTGGGCCTGTAGCACCACCGAACTCAGATGTTCCAACCTCTACCCAATATGAATCATAGTAAATAAATACCGCGCCAGTCTCCGTGTCAAACCAAGTGTCTCCTGGCACAGGATTTGCTGGAGGTGTTGCAGCATTTGGTATGAACGCTCCGCGTATACCTGTTGGACCTGTTGGTCCTGTTGGACCTGTGACTCCTGGACCAGTTGGACCAGTTGGTCCTGTAACTGTTGAGGCTGCACCAACGCTACCGACTGGACCTGTTGGGCCTGTTGGGCCAGTTGCGCCTTGCGAACCTGTTGGGCCAGTTACCGTTGAGGCAGCACCTGTTGGACCTGTTGGGCCTGTTGGACCGGTCGGTCCTGTTGGACCAGTAACTGTAGACTGCGCTCCTGTTGGACCCGTTGGTCCCGTTGTTCCAAGTGGTCCTTGTGAGCCAGTTGGACCAGTTGGACCAGTTGGTCCTGTGACTGTAGACTGCGCGCCTGTTGGGCCAGTTACACCTTGTGCGCCTGTTGGGCCTACTGGAGCAGCACCAACCTCTACCCAAAATGAATCGTAGTAAACATAAACTTTTCCGGTGTCAGAGTTAAACCACGCGTCTCCTGCAAGAGGAGTTGACGGAGGAGTTGATGCGACCGGAGTAAATGCACCAGTTGCACCTGTTGCGCCAGTTGGACCAGTTGAACCTGTTGGACCGGTAGGTCCTGTTACACCTTGAGGACCAACGATCTGACCAACGTCTGTCCAAGAGCTTCCGCCCCAGACATAAAGATTTCCATCTGAATCAACGATATACGCGTGATTAAGTTGCTGACCTGTTATTGCGTTAAGCGCTGTTAAGTTTGCAACGCTTCCTTGAAAACTGATGTTCGTTCCCTGAGGACCAGTGGCACCTGTTGGGCCAGTTGGACCAAGAATTGTTCCAACGTTTTCCCAGGCGGTTCCGTTCCAAACATAAAGATTTCCAACTATAAGGTACCCGTCGCCAACAGTACCTGTAGGGTGCGCAGTTTGTAGCTCACCTAACGTTGCAAATGAGCCAAGAATTTGAACTGCTGTTCCTTGTGCACCTGTTGCACCAGTAGCACCTGTTGCACCAGTTGCGCCTGTTGCTCCTGTTGGACCAGTTACACCTTGAGTACCTGTTGCACCAGTTGCACCAGTTGCGCCTGTTGCACCAACAGCACCTGTTGGGCCAGTTACACCTTGTGCGCCTGTTGCACCAGTTGGGCCTGTAGCACCTGTTGCTCCTGTGTTGCCAGTAGCTCCTGTAGCGCCGGTTGGGCCTGTTGCGCCTGTTTCACCTTGAATACCCTGTGCTCCTGTTGCACCAGTAGCTCCAGTTGCGCCTGTTGCACCTGTTGCGCCTGTTGCGCCTGTTGCACCTGTTGGGCCTGTGACAGTCGAGGCTGCACCAGTTGCGCCTGTTGCACCTGTTGCGCCTGTTGCGCCTGTTGGACCAGTGACAGTTGAGGCTGCACCTTGCTGTCCTGTTGGGCCTGTTGCTCCTGTTGGACCTGTTGGACCAGTGTCGCCAAGATTACCTTGAATACCTTGTGGGCCAGTTACACTTGGACCAGTTGCTCCTGTTGCACCTGTTGGACCTGTTACACCTTGAGGACCTGTAGCACCTGCACCTGTTGGTCCTGTTGGTCCGTCGTTACCTTGAATACCTTGTGCACCTGTTGGACCAGTCGCACCTGTTGGACCGGTAACTGCTGGACCAGTCGCACCCGTAGCACCGTTTGGACCAGTTGGACCTTGTGCGCCGGTTGGACCAGTCGCACCTTCGTTACCTTGAATACCTTGTGCACCTGTTGGACCTGTTGCACCTTGCGAGCCAGTTGGACCAGTAGCTCCTGTTGCACCTGCACCTGTTGGACCAGTTGAACCTGTTGCACCAGTTGCACCAGTTGCGCCTTCGTTACCTTGAATACCTGTTGCACCAGTTGGGCCTGTTGGACCTGTTGCACCAACAGCACCTGTAGGTCCTGTAACTGTTGAGGCAGCACCAGTTGCGCCTGTTGCTCCTGTTGGTCCAGTGTCACCTTGAATACCTTGAATACCTTGTGAGCCTGTTGCGCCTGTTGCGCCGACGTTACCTTGGATACCTTGCGCGCCCGTTGGGCCTTGTGCGCCTGTTGGACCGACGTTTCCTTGTGGACCTGTTGCACCGACGTTACCCTGAATACCAGTTGGACCGGTTGCACCTGTAGCACCTGTTGCACCAACAGCACCTGTTGGGCCAGTTACACCTTGTGCGCCTGTTGCACCAGTTGGACCTTCAAGGTTACCAACATTTTCCCAAGCGCTATTAACAGCACTCCACACATAAAGTGTACCGTTGTCAATAAAGTATCCATCACCTGGTTGACCAGTTGGTTGCGCTGCTTGAAGAGCAGCAAGATTTGCGTATGAGCCAAAGATTGTTACACCAATACCAGCAGCACCAGTTGCGCCTGTTGGGCCTGTTGCACCTGCTGCACCGGTTGCGCCTGTCGCACCAGTTGCGCCAGCACCAGTTGCGCCTGTTGCTCCTGTCGGACCAGTCGCACCTGCGTTACCTTGAATACCTTGTGCACCTGTTGGGCCGGTTATACCTTGGATACCTTGCGCGCCTTGAGGACCAACAGAACCTTGTGGACCTGTTTCACCTTGAATACCTTGCGAGCCTGTTGCACCAGTTGCTCCTGTTGCGCCAGTCGGGCCAGTTACCGTTGAGGCTGCACCTGTCGCACCTGTTGGGCCAGTCGCACCTGTTGCACCTGTTGGACCAGTTACACTTGGTCCAGTTGCTCCTGTTGCACCTGTTGGGCCAAGGAACGCACCAACGTTTACCCACGTAGCAGTGTTTGCACTCCAGACATAAAGATTAGTAGCAACTATGTAACCGTCACCAGTTGTGCCGGTTGGATGCGCTGCTTGAAGAGCTCCTAAGGTTGAGAAGGAACCAAGAACACGAACTCCAGAGCCAGAAGGGCCGGTTGGGCCAACTGGACCAATTGGCCCACGTGGCATTGGAGGAAGCGCAGTTGAATCTGCTACAGGAGATGCACTACTTAACTCAATGCTAAGATCTAATGTAGATCCATCACCGTAAGGAATAAAAACAAAAAATCTTTGAGGCTTTACGCCGTATAGTCTAACATTAACTTCATATGCCCAACCATCAGGCGTTAAATTTGGATTATCAGTTGTTGGAAGAGTTACTGAGAAACTGCCACTGCTGTTTAATGTAGCAACAACAGCTCCGGGAATAAGAACTGCGTTTGCCAGGTCAACTACTGTTGCCGTTGGTGTAAAGGTTACTCGACCGCGAGCAGGAACGCCTCGACCAGTAAGGTATGTACCCGTTACAACACGAGTTACAACATCATTAGACCAGCTCACTACAACTCCGTTCCGCGCAAGGGGAGTCAGGTATATTTACCATACTAATAATAACAAACACTCTAACTAGTTAGGTGGACTTGGAACTCCAAAACCGATGGTTGGACCAGATGTGGTTAGTTTACCATGGTCGGGATCTTCATTGAGCTCGCTGTAGGCTCCCATGGCTGAGTATGCGGCAGCATCAATCCAATACTCTTCTGCGTCTGTAGTGCTCGTTGCTCGAACTAGATTTGCCGCGGCCATCATTGCTGCGACTGTTGTAGCTGGGAGCACGTCATCAAGATCTAGTAGCCCTGCCCAAACTATGCCGATACGAGTAATCTCGTCAGACTGTTCGTAGTCTGGCTTTGTTACCTTATCTTCTGCCTGGCGTAAAATACGCTTACGTGCATCTTTTACTGGACGACGGTTTCTTATCAAGATACCGCCTTCCTTGTTACTATATGATTCTTCTCGTCGCGGGGATAATGCTTAGATCTTGCCTAGCGTCATGACCATTTCCAATGACCATTGTAAGAATTCCTGGATTAGATTCTAAACCATGTCGATCACGGTACCATGCAGAACCAGGGTCAAGAGTAGGACATTGCGCCCAGAAGCGGTCTCCGATGTCCATGCTTCTAAAGGAGTGATAGTGACCTGACAACCAAACATCTGCCATTCCTACTGGAGTCTTACCTGCAGACTGCTCTTGAAGGTACAGCGACACGTTCTTTCCACATTGATGCCCATGGAATAAGCCTAGCATTGTCCCATTCACGTCTATAGCCAGGGTTTGGTGGTCTTTAGCAGGGTATCTAAACTCTACATGAGAAAGCGCACTGTTTTCGGCGCAGGCGTCTTGAACTGAACTTGCAATCTCTGTGTTCCATCCTTCTGATGGATCTAATGCTACCTGACGTGATACCTCATCATGATTACCATTTACTACTGCAACTACTACGCGATCTGCTAGAGGCGCAAACGCTTTTACCTGCGCCATAAGAAGTCTACGCCCAACACGCGTCTGCTCTGTAAGACCAAGATCAGATGCGGAGTGGCTTTGTAAACGACCTCCTTGAGAAACGTTTCCTTCAACGTGATCTCCAAGAAGTGAGATAACTACTGTGTTAATGTTTCTTCCAATGCGTCTTAAATCAGAAAGACGCTGTACTGCTCCGTCCGTCGCCGAGATAATCCTGCTTACTGTCTGTGGAGTTCCTTCTCCACCTTGTTTTTTTCCAATTTGCTGATCACTTGGAGCAAACACAAATGCAAGTTCAGGTCCTGTTGTTTTAGTGTAAGAAACCTTAGAAGGCTTCCATTTACTAAGTTCTTTGACCATCTGCTCAACATCAGCCTTATCTTGCTGTTGAATAGCAACGGGAACTACCGTTATGCGGTGTGATTCTAAAAACTCTCCATCGTATCTTTGCCACTTTGAGCGGCGTAGCCCTGTAACAATCCACTGAAGAGGGTCAAGGTCAAATGACTGCAATATGTCTTTTGCGTCAGGCACCTGCCCAGAAGGGTAAGGCACAGATTGAATAAACCCACCGTCTTCACCGATGTCAAGGCGTGCTTTATACGCTTCAGGTGTTGCTGAAAAACGGGTGTCTGACCCTGATCTTCCTGCAATATGAAGTTGCTTGTCTAAGCTATCACCAAGACTCATTTACATCGCAACCTTAGGGTTAGATCCAAAGCAGCGGCATCCGCCACGACGGTGTTTTGTAACTGCTGCATCTCCAATATCAAATCCTTCATCGCGAAGGGCGGCAGCGATTGCTGTATTAGGCAAGCGCCCTTGAGCGCCATATGGCACTTCTAGAACCTCGGCAAGTTTTGCCTTGTCTTGCTTTGAAAGCTGGTCTCCAGTAAGTAAGCTCCCTACTCTGCATGGCAGACCTACTTTTGAACCTACAGCTACAGATAGCCTTTCAGATAATGACATTTTCACCATCTCACTTGGTAATTAGGCGCCTTAGCGCAATGCAAACTATACACCTATAGTAAACACTTAACTATATTATAAACAATAAGTTAAAAAAAGTAACGCTCATGTGTACACTATTAGAGACTATTTTTTGCTAGTGAAAAGTATATCAAACTGTGAAACTAAGTAGACTTACTTGATTTTGTATAATTACTACCAGTTCTTGTAAACTGCTTCTAGTCTACTATGTTATTCGTCTTTATCAAAAGTTTTCAAAGCAAAGGCTGCTTTTGACTTTCTTGATCTTGCTGGAGCAACTGGTGCTTGCCCTATTAAGGTTAATAAAATATCCTTCATCAAACGTACTTCTGTTGCCGTCTCTCTTGCTATTCTATGGGTTTCACCTACCTCATCTGCCAGTGAATCTCCACCGTTCTTCCAAAGCTGGTGTTCTACGCGCGACATTCGATCCGATATTGTGCGGCCTTCCTCGTCTACAGCAAGAGCCTGGTCGATCCGAGTAGCAATTCGGTATATTGAAATTACTCCGCCACCTATAACTGCCAATGCGCCAATAATACCTGCTATGGTAAGAAGTATTTCTGATGGCATGAGCTAGTGTCCTAAGAGGTAGAAGGTAAGAATAATTTTAATCATAAAACTGGTTTGTCTGTTTGTTTACATGAGTGGTAGATACCCGTTATAGTGGACTTGTCCCAAATTCCGCAAATTGTACAAGAGTGCTTCTACATTGAACAATGCCTTAGAAGTCGTTATGTACTAGGGTCTTTGTCACTATAGAGAGGAACTAGATGCAACAGACGCAACGACGTATGAGTGTAAGAAGTGTAGCAACAACTTATGGAATTCCTGCTCGAACTGTTTCTCGTGCAGTTAACTCCGGTGAACTTCCGGCCGTAATAACTAAGACCGAGACTGGAAGAGAACGTTTTTATATCTCAATGGAGGACGCTGAGCGCTGGTTTACTTCCCTTCTTATTGTAGAGAAGGTAAAAGACTAATATGACAAATTGGGACTCAGCACTAGGTCGTCTTCAACCTGCGGCAGTATGGTACGCATCACAGGGGTGGAAGATTCTTCCATGCTACGGAATTATTGGCGGACGGTGCACTTGCAGTAGTCCGCACGCTGAACCTAAGGATGTAGGCAAGCACCCATCAATCCCTGAGTGGAATACTCGCGCCACCTCAGATCTTGAAACAATAAATAACTGGTATTCACAGGCGCCTGATAACAACATCGGTGTTCACTGCCAAGCCTCTGGTTTCTTTGTAATTGACATTGATCCACGCTCTGATGGTCCTGCGTCATTTGAAAAGTTTGAGGCGCTGCTTGATGGAGCTCTTCCGCCAACAGTCGAGGCACTTACTGGAAATTACTCATACAAGAATGGGCAAGCACGTGGGCGTCACTTATTCTACAAGTGTGATGATAACGAAGGACTTGTTGGTAACTTAAAGAAAAATGGTCTTAATGGAATTGACATCAAACATAATGGCTATGTCTTAATTGCACCGTCACGTCACTTTTCTGGAAACTGCTATGAGTGGGTACCAGGTCATGCACCTTGGGAAATTGAGATGGCGCAGGCGCCAGAGGAACTTTTATCAGTTTTACGTAAAAGACAACGTCGTGGAGGAACTGCTTTAGGCGAGGCTGAGTGGGGTTGGCTTGACGGACTAGACTTTGGTGGCGAACGTGTTGATATTGAAAAGCTTCTTGAAGAAGGAATTGACGAAGGTTCACGCGCTGTAGATATATTCCGTATGGCTTGTGCTCTTGCTAATAAGTTCCCAGTGCAAACTGAGGCTGGTCGTCTTGCAGTTGAAACAATGATGATTAGGTTTAACGCAGAGAAGGTGCGCCCTCCTCTAGAGCTTGAAGGTCAAGGCGGATTACTAATGCACGTTCGTCGTGCTATTACATTTGTCATTGAAAATCCAAAAACAGATCGCATGTGGCCAGGTCTTACAGAATGGGCACAAAAATCTCAACAAGAGTCACAGGCAAAAGTTATAGCAAAAACTAATGGCACTCAACAACCTACGCCAACAGATGCTCGTTCTTACGGTTTTAATGAGAACAGTCATCTACCAGGAACTGTTGGTGGAAGTATTAACGCTGGTATTCAAGACGGCGACTCTGTTCGCGACGCCTCTAATCTTTCTAACATTGATGTCCCAGGAGACGCAGATGCTATTGGCGAGAACGAAGGCGGAGAACCTGGAAAGAGAACTTTAACTGATACAGGAAATGGCCGTCGTCTTGTAGATGCATTTGGCCCTGCTGTTCGTTATACTCCTGGACTTGGTTGGTTTCACTGGGATGGAAGTTACTGGAAGCCTGATATTGAGAATCTTGAAATGCGTGAGCTTACAAAAAAGCTTGCACCAATTATTGCTAGTGAGGTCGTAAATTACGAGGACCCTGATAAACAAGGTGAAGTAATTAAGTGGGCTCAACAAGCAAAATCAAACTCTAGACTTGCCGGTGCGATTGAATCTGCAACATCCGACCCACGCATTCTTGTTGGCGTGGAGAACTGGGACAGTGATGAACACCTTCTTGGTGTTGCTAACGGAGTTATAGATCTTCGCACCGGCGAGCTACTTAAAGGACGACCTGATCTTTACATTACACGTCGTGCTCCCGTAGCTTACACTCAAGGTATGCGCAACATTCGCTGGGAACAATTTATTGACTTTGCTACTGGCGGAGATAAGGAACTACAAGAATGGCTACAGCGCGCTGCTGGTTTCTCGCTAACTGGTTTACGCACACACGATGTTATGTTCTTAGTTTATGGCCCTCCAGGATCTGGTAAAAATACATTTGTTGAAGCTCTTGTAAAGTGCTTAGGAACACAACAATATGCTTGGCCACTTGACTCATCTATCCTTGCTCAAGGGGACGGCCACTCTAACGGATCAGATCTCTATCACTGGGCTGAATTACGTGGTCGTCGTTTAGTGTGGGTTGATGAGTTACCGGATGGTGAGCGCATGAAGGAAAACTCAGTCAAGAAGTTAACTGGTTCATCTGAAATTTCTGCTCGTTCACCAGGTGAAAAACCGTTCACGTTCCAATCACGTGCAAAATTATGGGTCACAACTAATCACCGTCCTATTATTAACGATGATGCAATGTGGCGTCGTATTCGACCAATCCCTTGGTCAAAGGTGCCAGAGTCACCAGATCCAGAGTTAAAGGCTTACATATTTGATCCTGAAGGCGCGCTTCCTGCTGTTCTATCTTGGGCAGTTGAAGGCGCAATAAAACTTCTTGGCTCAAGCGCGCGCGACTCTCTTGGTTGGTGCACTGCTGTGTCCGAGGCTGCAGACATATATCGTAAGAACGAAGATCGCATTGGTATCTTCTTAAATGAAGAAACAAGAGAATCCGAAGGTGCACGTCTACCTATTAAGGCTCTATACGCAGTGTATCGCCTATGGAGTGAAGAACGTGGTGAACGTGCAATGACACAGATTGCATTTCAAAGAAAGATATCTGACCGTGGTCACGACATTACAGGTCTTGGCTCAAGGGCAGAGATTGTTGGTAGAGTACTTATTCCACGCGCTGTTCCGACAGGTGATGTTGATTGGGCAAGCGCAACTAGATTTGCAAGAGGTTAGGACAGGACATGGGAGATAGTGCAGAATCATGGCAAATGCCTTGGAGTCAAATGTCTCAAGTTCGCATAGAGATTGAGTCAGAACTTCGTAATAAAATATCAACTGAGATATCCGCGTACTCTGCAATAGCTTTAGAACGCGGAATATCAAACTACTTTATTAGCGGACTAGACGTGGCAGCTAATATAGCACTGTTAGGACTGCCACAAAGAGAAAGAAAACAAGAGGAGATAGATAATGAGTGAAGAAGAGATAGTTGACGCAGAGATTATAGAAGCAATAGAAGTTCCGCGCAACGAGGACGTCGTTGAGGCTATAGAACATGGAATGAAAAACATGTATTTAAGTGGGCCAATGGACGGAGTTGAAAACTATAACCACGACCTATTCAATAGAATTGCTCAAGAGTTTAGGGCTGTAGGTTTCATGGTATGTTCTCCTTCAGAATTTTTTGATGGAGATAAGACCAAACAGCGCAAGGAGTACATGAGAGAAGCTGTCAAGTATCTACTTGAGGCTGACACGATTGTGTTACTGCCTGGTTGGGAAGAAAGTAAAGGTGCTCGCCTTGAGGCTGCAATAGCAACAGAGCTAGACCTTACAATAATGGAGTACGTAGAAAACGACGAGCAAGCTGCTAAATTGCCACCTATTGGTGGGGTACTGTCTTCTATTGAAGAAATCAAGCAAGCAGAGGGTTTTCACAGCCTAACTCTTGTAGATGAAGAAGGAAAAGATCTACCTGCAGATCTAGGTTCTTTTACTCCTGTAGAGGAAAAGTAAGAAACCCGTAATAAGAAACGCTAAAGTACGCAGCATAGGTATATAGTACAAACACGGATTAACTGTGTACTTGGGAGAGAGGCATATATCCCAAAGGAGCCTGAGAGATCAGGCTCCTTTTTTTAAGAAAGGCAAAAATGGAATTTGATGTAGATAAATATGAAAAAAGAAATGCTATGCCGTGGGACCTTGTATTTCCAGGAAAACACTATGTTCCTGAAGAAGTTTTTGAAGAAAGGTATAACACCTGTTCCGGGTGTGAATTTTTTACAAAAAAAGCTCCAAGAGTCTGTAAAAAATGTCATTGTTGGATGAAATTAAAAGCCACTATAGGAATTGCTTATTGTCCTGTCGGTAAGTGGGGTCCATACGAAGGCGAGCTACTTGAAAGAAAATGGTTTAAGAGTAAAGAAGAAGAAGATCTAAGTACAAAAGCTGTACAAACCATGCAGGAAGCAGCTGTGGAGTCTAGAAAAGAGCAGGAAAATAATGAATAATAAGAAAATAAAGTTTACAGCTGTAGATAAAGATTCGTGGGATATCGCAGAAAAACCTTTTCCGGCTAAGCAAGCAGTCCCTGAATGGTGGAAGAATTTGTCTCCTTACATAAAAACACCAGAAAATCCTGGTGGAAATAAGCTAATAGTAAAAGATCTTCAAACAAATCATGGAGCTAAAAAATGCATTCCTATGCTAGATGCTCTTACTGCTGGCTACATCATCCCTTTATGGACAGATGTGTATGTGCGACAGGTTAATGGCTCACCCGAGATAAACTGGAAAGTTTCTCAGCAAGTATTTACTGTTCACCAACCCGATTCTAGAGAAATAGAACCGCCAACTGGCTACAGTAATTTTGTTGTTAAATATCATAATAAGTGGCTAATACACACTCCAAAAAACTACTCTATTATCTGTACTCAACCTTTTGGGTATAGATCATCTCCATTTCATGCTGTCCCCGCGATAGTTGATTCTGATAGATCTAGTCTTGAGCTCTTATTTCCTTTATGGTTAAAAAATGATTTTGAAGGAGTTATAGAGAAAGGTACTCCTATAGCTCAAATAATTCCTTTTAAGAGAGATTCTTGGAATGCAGAATTTAGTTCTTTAGAAAATGGAGAATACAGAAAAATAGAAGATAAGAACTTTAATTCAACAATAGTAGGTCACTACTTAAAGAATGCTTGGTCAAAAAAAGAATTTAACTAATAAAATGTTTTACTATCGCTGCTGTAGCTAGAAGTGACCAAAGGATATTAAACCAAATAATTGTAGGTAGCGTCTTAACTGTAGAGGACCAGATAAGGGAAAGGCTAGTCAAAAGGGCAATTATGTAAAGCCACCATATCTGAGTGTCGAATAATAGACCGGGAATAATAATTGCCGCTTTTGTCATAAAAGCAAAGAACTCAACAGTGTTAGGTTTATTCCAGTATTTCTTATAAGTCATAGTCTTTAGAGCGTCAACCCACTGCCCTCTAAATCTTTTAGTTTGCATTTCTTAAGTTTTCTAAGAACTCTTTATGGGTAGAAAAATCTTTAGTTGCTTTACTCATGCTGCCTGCTTTACTAAAGTACGTACTACCGGCTTTTATTTCAAAGTAATTAGCGTTACTAGTTTTTTCTAAAATCTTTAGGTTTAGCTGGTTAGTGCCTCTAGCCACCATCATCCAACTATTAAGCTTAAAAAGGTCTGCATCGTAGTCAGAGTAAGAAGGGGCTCGATACTTCCAGCGATCTAGCATTTTTTGTATCTCACTTGGTGCATTTTCATAGCTGTATTGTTTCCAAAACTCGGTATCTGACCTGCCTGACATGTAATGAAAGTACAAGAAGTTTTTTATGTTTCTGTTTCTTTCTACAAATCTGTTGTTTACTTCTTCTATATGTCCAGGATCTTGTTCATAAATACTGTTTAGATTAGAGAAAACTTCTTTTAGTGTTAAAATTGTCATCCATATTGATGTAGCTTCTAGAGGCTCTATAAAACCAGAAGAAAGGCCTACAGCAACGCAATTTTTTATCCAAGGTGTTTTATAGCACCCTGCCTCAAAAGTAAACGCACCCTTAGTACCGCGAGGATACTCCGGTACAAACCCAAGAAACTCTTCAATCTCTAAAGCCGCTTCCTCTTGAGATGTAAAAGTAGAATCAAAAACGTATCCGCACCCATATCTTTCCTTAGTGGGTATCTTCCAAATCCAGCCGTGCTTCATAGCTATGGCTTCGGTGTAAGGAGGAATGTCATCTTCTATAGGAAGAAAGAAGGGCAGCGCAGAATCTACAGTAAGCTTATCTTTATAACTTATCCATTCAGAGTTAAAGTGCTTTCCAATGAGTAATCTGCTAAAGCCGGTGCAGTCGATTACAAAATCTGCGTACTGAACAGTTCCATCGCTGAGCTGCAGTGACTCTATGCCTTTATTGTCATTAGAGTTTACAGAAGTAACCGTGCTATCTTTAACTGTGATTCCTCTTTCAATTCCAATTTTTTTAAGCAAAACCGCTAGTTTAACTGCGTTAAAATGAACAGCCCAGCTGGAGACGGCAGTGTAGCCGAATATAGGGTCTATCTGCCAGTCTGTAACAGAGCCATTGTACGTAAAAGGGACTTTTTTACTTTTCCCGGCAACCTCGGTTATGTCTATACTGGCTGTTTTTCCTTTTTTTAAGGCGTTTAGCACTATGCTTACATTTGTATCCAGTATGTATGGGTTGTAGACGTTGCAGCCGTCTAGACCTAGGGGTCCTTCTGTATGAAAGGGGTGATGATACACGCTTCCTTTTTCGGTCCAGTTAGTAAACTTTACAGAGGTCTTTATTGTCGCGTCTGCCTCTTTAACAAGGAGAGATATGGGTATCCCTAAAAAATCTGTAAAACTAACAAAGTCTGGGACTGTCCCTTCGCCTGCGCCTAGTATCCCTATGTCCTTCGATTCTATAACAGTCACATCTGCTAGCAAGAAAGCGTTTTTTGCGTAAAGAGCTGCAATCCAGCCAGCAGTCCCACCGCCTACAATAACTATCTTTTTTAAGTCAGAGCCCATAATTCCTTCTTTTCACTTTATCGTTTTGCGAGGTAGATGCGTCTTATAATAAAACATACTACTCTATTTTTGTTAAAAAGTACATACGCTATTGCTCTTCTTGTGTCCTATTTGCCTTTAAGTAACTTAAAGTTTTTCTTATAGTAGATCCGTGCCAGGCTCCACCTAACGCAGTAGGGATTTCTTGAGCATTTAGCTGACGAGCTGTTTCATGATATGAAACACCTTTATCTCGTAGTTCTGTGATGATCTTCATTGCCTCGTCTGATATTTTGCTCTTAGGACCAAGATCAACTCCCCAGTTCTGACCAGTCTCTCGACGATACTTATGAACTGACTTCTGTCGCTCAGAGATAATAGACCTTTCCATCTCTGCGAGAGCAGACATGATTGTCACAACAAAACGTCCTTGGTACGTAGATGTGTCAAGGTTAAGGTCTAGCATGACTAGACGCCAACCCTTCTGATTAGCTCTGTCGACGATGTTTAAGAAGTCCTTTGTGGAACGTGCGAGGCGATCTACACGGGTAACAATCAACGCTGAGGCTGTTCCATTGTCTAATCTATCAAGTGCGCCACGCAAGGCAGGACGACCTTTAATTGACTTACCAGAGCGCCCTTCCTCTCGGACAAGTTCCATCTCGGTGTAACCAGCAAACGTGGCTGCAGCCCTAAGTTCTCTCTCTTGAGCGTCCAAAGACATGCCATCTGTTGCCTGCATTTGGGTTGAAACACGTGCGTAGAGTAGTGCTATTCCTGTTGTCATAAGTTCCTCATATTCATCAAATTCCGCATGAATGTACAATTCTTTACCCGTAAAACTAGTGTACACCCTTTTGGTTAAACGTGTATGATTATAGCAGGGTTTTCACCGCGCGATGGCGCTAAAACACGGAATCTACAAAACAAATAGAGTATACAATAGATTACATGAAAGTAGCTAATGGAAGGCTCGGCCTAACCTGCGACCAAGGTGCTACCTTTACTCGTCGCATCACTTACAAGAGTAATGGCGAAATCGTGAACCTTACAGGTTACACCGCGAGGATGCAAGTTCGTCCATCCTACGCCTATGAGTCAGACAACATCGTTGTAAATCTAACAAGTGGCAGTGGACTAACCATCACTGGAGCTACAGGGACTATTGACATAACTATCACCGCAGGTGCTACTGAGGCAATGACTCCAGGATCTTACGTATATGATCTTGAGATCGTAGCACCAAACACCACTGTTCAACGACTTTTAGAAGGACCTTTCATTGTTACACCGGAGGTGACAAAGTAAATGGCTGACATCGAAATAGAAGTTTCAACGCAAGGACCTCAAGGTGCACAAGGACCGACCGGACCAACGGGTCCCTTAGGACCGACAGGACCATCAGGAGGGGCAACCGGACCGACTGGCCCAGCAGGACCAACGGGACCAGCAGTATCATTCGTATCCGTTCCTTCAACTCCAACTTCATCTGGCACCGCAGGACAATTTGCTTTCAGCAACACGTTCCTTTACGTATGTGTGGCAACAAACTCCTGGATTCGTGTCTCAAGATCGGCCTGGAACGCGTAACTTCCGTGTAAGGCTTCTTAGTGGAGATCTAAGAAGTTGAAAGCTAAACAAAATAAGGCTTTTTAGAGAAGCGCTCTAATTGTACTTTTTGGCACTAAGAGGCGATATAATAACCTATTGCCCTAAAGGCGTAGGTCGCAGCCAGTTGGAAGGTCTAACGTAAGTGCGTAAGTCTATAAAACCCTACAAATGAAAAAGGCATATCGTCCTGAACATGACGTACAACTGTTATCCCGAACGGCCTTAGGTGATATGCATACTATGCACAATCATCACCGCAAAAAGGTTAGAGTGCTAGACGCTGGTTAGGTAGCCAATGTCGGGGTAGGTGAAGACACGTGGGGCGCCTTGAAGTCATAAAGGCGTTGACCTAATAACAGGGGAGATAGCTTTTAGGCTATCAGTTATGAAGTCCCCGCCAGCGTCTAGCTCGGCCTTTTACTTTCCCATTCATCAAGATCTTCAGGATAATCAAAATCAGTTGTCCAGTCGTCTATCTTAATGCAGTGTTGAGTAACATCCCAGTGTGGACGTGTAAGTGATTTGTACAAAACCCAACCGCCAGCACGAGGAGCCGACTTATCTCGTATAAGTGCAAGCATGCGCTGTCTTATAAGAGAGTTTACTGAACTGTCAAACGATATTGCAAACACCTCGCGGCGCGAGCCTCCAAGAGCCTCCAAGGAATCTCTAAGAAGAAACGTAAAACTATCGTCAGTTGTCATGATCTGATCCATTGCTTCATCTGTAAAGTACACATCTCCAAACACAAGGACCGTGCGTGTGTCAGACCAGAGAGTCATAGATGAATAAAACTTAAGAAGATCACCAAAGTCAGCATCTTCAGCCGCAGGTTTGGTGATGTACAAGGATGTGCCTTCTATAGTGTATGCGTCACTTGATCCAACAACAACAATGTCATTGGTGTACCTTTTTAACTGTCTAACGGTTCTTTCAATTAAAACCTCACCTTCAACGTTTAGAAAGTGTTTAGCAGTTCCTCTGTAGTTTTCCCAGCGATCTCCATTTCCTGCCGCAAGGACGAGGACCTTAAGCGTTGGACTTTTTACTAGCACTTGCGTCGTTCTTGATACAGTCAACGCAGTAGCTATAAGCCTTCCACGTATTTGGTTCCATCTTTGTTACGTAGGCAGGTTTATCACAAAATGAGCAGGTCATGTTAAGCGCAGTGTTGTCCTGGGCAACCTTGAACAGGGCAACGAGGATTTCCGTTGTTACCTTGACTTTCTGTTCTAAGCTCTCCGCAGAACGGACAGTTGTCTACTCGGTCTTCTGGTAGTTTGTTTATCACTTCTTTACCTTACGCTCCCAGCGGGTTCCTTCTTGAACAAGACCGTCCTTGTCTCCGTCACGAGCATTTGGGTTGTATCCTTGAGAGATCTTCTTAAGCAAACGATCTTCTCGATACGCGACAACGCCAATTACAAGACACATTGCAAGATACCAAAGAACTACTTCTTTCATTACATTCCCTCCACAAAATCTGATAGCTCGGCGATAAGCGCTGGCAGAGCTTTTGCCCCCGTAATCGTGTGTACTACCTTACCATTACTAAACAACATTAAGGTGGGAATTGAGCGAATACTAAGCTCGGCAGTAAGTCCTGAGTTATCGTCAGTGTTGATCTTGACTACCTTTAATAAGCTTGAGTTTTCCGCCGCAAGTTGTTCTAGTATAGGAAGCATCATCTTACAAGGATTACACCACTCTGCCCAGAAATCAACGAGAACAGGGGTAGGGGAAAGGAGAACGTCCTGGGCAAAGGTTGCTGAGGTTGATTCAGTAATCATTGGCGTATCCTATCAAAGCCTAAAAAGCATGATAAAGTTACAACCATGGAAAGACACGAGCGCCCTTGGGGCTACTATGAAATTCTGGCGACTGATAACATGACCCAGATCAAGAAACTTGTAGTTCGCGACCAACAACAACTTAGCCTTCAAACACACGAACAACGCGATGAATACTGGTTTATATCCTCTGGAATTGCTTTTATAACAGTAGATGACTACGAGGAATCTTTCACCGCAGGCATGACACTACAAATACTTCGAGGAGAGAAACATCGAGTAAAGTCTCTTCAAGGAGATCTAGTGCTTTACGAAGTGCAGGTAGGTTCATACCTTGGTGAAGATGACATCATTAGATACGAAGATAATTACGGAAGAGCCTAACTCTTTTACTAAATTCCGTTCTCTTCCATATATCTTAAACGCTCAACGATATCTTGAGGCAAGTCTTTAGCTTCTAATCTGTTTATATTAGTTTTAATCTCTAATTTAGATATACGCTTCTTTATAGGCTTAAGCATATGTAAGACTAGTAAGAAGTCTGCTAAAAGACCAACGCCTAGTCCAAATAAAAACCAGAGTACTTCCATTATTCATCTTCATCATCAGGTATTAACTCGGGCTTCTTTGGATCAATCATATGAGCTATTGAAAGAATAGATGCCTTAACGTAGTATTCCTCATCACTTTGTGGATCAACGTTTTCTGCCATAAACTGCACATACTTTGCAACAGTATTTAGCGCTGCCTCGGCTTCCTCAATGTAGGATATTTGAACAGTCGGTGCAAGATCCTCGTATTTAGGAAGGCCGTCTGTTCCAGCGTATTCATAGATGGCTTTGGCTGTGTCGTTGGTTAACTTTGGTATGGACATGTGTTTATAATATACTAATAACTCCAAAAGTACACGCCTCGTTGGTCTAGCGGTTTAGGACGCCTCCCTCTCACGGAGGAGATCGTGGGTTCGAATCCCATACGAGGTACATGGCAATTCCGCAGAGTGCACCGACAATACCAGGGCGGAGCTGTGAAGGTTGCACGAAGTGTTGTGAGGGTTGGCTAAGTGCAGACATCGTGTTTGACCGCAAGCTACTTCCACTACTTCCAGACGACGGAAGAATTGCAGATAGACTAGTCCATAAAATGGAACCAGGAAATCCTTGCTTATTTGTTGACAAGGATAAAGGCTGCAATTCATACAACGCTCGCCCGGTTGATCCATGCGTGCAATTTCGCTGTCACTACCTTGTCGATAAGGCAGTTCCTGAGTCAATGAAACCAAGCAAGTCAAACGTCATACTTAGTGTTGAAGAAATTAACGGAGAAGAATTTATTCGTGCAACTGAAGCTGGAAAAAAGATGGAGGCAGAACACGCATTATGGGTAGTAGGTCTTTACATAAACAACTCAGTAAATGTTTGTTTTACTGTAGATGGCAGATTTTACTATCTTGGGAGTCCTAAGTTTATAAAAGCAATATCAGAAAAGTATCCTACAACAGGTTTATAGAATACCCGCTTTTTTCCGAGCGCGATATTGACGCATATACTCGGTGTTCTTTGCAGTTCTTTCTGGACTCTTTCTTCGTTCCTTACTTAACCTATCGTTCTCACGAACGCAGATCTTACATACTGGAGAAGGCTTTTTAGTCCTTCCACAGATCTTTATCATCGTATTACTGTGAGTGCGACGGTGACCACGCTTACAGTACTTAATAAGAATAGGACGACGCGGTATTTTTTGGAAACGTAAGAAGGCATCCTTTTCATTCTCTGACTGAGTTCCAAGCTTTAGATGACTAGGGTTAACACAAATCTTGTTGTCACACATGTGCATTACATGAAGTTTAGGTGAAGGAAGTCTGTGTCTGTTGTAGGTTATTGCCCAGGACGCACGATGAGCAGTTGTTATCTTATACTTAGTAAAAGCAAACGCGCCATATCCTTGCACGTGACGAGCAGCGCGCCAAGGCCAACACTCGTCTTCACCGCGAATATCTACCTTACTCCAAAAACGTTTCTTGCGAAGTTCCGCTCGTGTCATAGGAGACACTATACGTCAACTACTTCTTTATATTAGGTATTCGTACCATACGTTCTTTTTCAGGGTCATAGACCTTAATAAACTTCTTCCAAGCCTTGCCGTTTGGTCGACGGTCGTTTGATCCTTTTACAGGGGGACGACCTCCACCACCTTTACCTGCTGCCATACCTCTCCTACTTTCTGCTTAACTTATCGGTTTCATCAACGATATCTATAGCCTTTTCGATTAACTTTTGGCTGTGCATATTCCAGTGGTGAGAACAAAACATAAGCGCCTTGTCCTCTGGAAAGATAACCAATACATATGCCTGTGAACCGCATGCATCGCATCGGTCATGAGCAGTAAGGATGTCAAGATCTTCTTCAACTGATACGTTGGTCATGGGTAAATCTTATGCCTTATGATAAACCTATGTCTACCAAAGCGATTCCTCTTCTGTCTAAGGTTGGCGGCGAGGTGTTTAACGTTAAGCGCTTTGCCTACCCTGACGATAAGAACTGGAGCCTATTTAACCCAAGTATCGGATCTTCACCGCAAGGCTATGCCATGACATTTCGAAGTAGCAACTACGTCATCATGCCAGAGTCGGGAGAACTTTCCGTTCAGACAGGTGGACCAATTAAGAACAAGGTCTTCTTTACCGAGACAAACGAGAAGATGGAACTACTAGATCTCCGTGAGATTAGTTTTAAGGACTCGGGTCTTAAAGCAGACCGTGGCGTTGAGGACGCTAAGCTATTTTGGCGAGATAACCAGTGGTACTTTACCGGGGTTGTTATGGAACGTAACATTCCAGCAGCGCGCATGGGAGTCTTTACGTTAGACCCTAAAACTTCAACCGCAAAGCTAGTTAAGTTGTACAAGGGTCAAGGAGCTAAGAAGCCAGAAAAGAACTGGATGACGTGTGGCCAAGCAAATAAGAACTTTGATTTTATTCATGGACCAAATTCTATTGTCAAGGGAGATGAGATTATCTTCTCTCTAAATGACAATCTTAAGATTGCACCACTGCGAGGCAACACCAACCTACACTCATTAAATGATGGTACGTACCTTGCAGTGGTGCATATAC